GTTGCTATTACCCACAATGCCGCAACTTAACAAAAAGCATTGGTAGCTCTACTTCTTAATAGAAGCCCTCTTCGACTTGGATTCGCTCGGAGCGATATACATGCCGGGAAGGCCCTGAGGTAGAACCGGGTACCCCAATTGGATGTCGTCGCGGGCTGCGACGAATACCGGGGCGCGGTTCACGTCCTTTCGGACAATGGACACTTGGGCGTTAGGTACGCCGACCATCCCAAAGGGGGATGTCATAACCTGAGGAACAGTGAGCCTCTTCACACCGTCATAAGGCGGTGCGTAGAGCGTTCCCCAAGTAGATGCGGTCGTACTTGATTGAATTTCCCACATTTTAGTGGTGGTCGGATACTCACGCCATTTGTATCCCCCAGAACGATAAAGGAAACAGTTCCTCCATAAGCCAAAATAGGTCCTCATGAATGACTGCCATGCTCCATACTGCACCCCAGAAATTGGCTCGGGGTAGAAGTTATCGAGCATTCCTCCATCGATGTACTGCGGATCGAAAGTGGAACTGGGTTCCATCTCACTATACCTCTTGCACAGATCTGTAATCAATCCAAGTGCTTCATTGGTACATAAACCTTGGTCTATGTCGTACATACATCCTTCAGCTATCGGAGGAAAGGGCTTCGAAAACATCTCTTGAATCGATGTCTGAGCCTCATTCTCCTCTAACGCTGGTGGTTCTCTCCATGGCCACTCTTGAATATAGGGTATCCTAGGGAAAGCGAATTGAATATCTTCGCCTCCTGCAACCCATGCTACTACAAAAATCTCTGCGTCCACGGAGGGAGTTGTGCTTGCTATTTCGGAAATAAGTCGCAAGCGGACTCTAGGGAGCCGTCTTGATGACCACCAATACTGGCTCAACCACGGAAGTTCGATCAACTCCATGGTGTCTCCTTTCACGTCTATCACACGGGCTATGCCATTTGTGTAATCGGTTTCCCATCCTATAAATTCTTCGGCGTTTATATATTCCAGCACATATCGGGCGGAGGTAAAAGCTGATGTGAAAAACTGCAACATCAACTTTACAGATCCCCTCCACATGGTACTGTTAATAAAACACCAATCCAACGGAGTTCTAAACAAATCATTCGAACTCAACGTCGCTATCATATCTAACTCTTGGGATGTGTTCACCGTACTCATAGTCAAAACTGCACGTATTCCAGGTATCTGAGCATACCCGGAAACAGTCCACGCCTTAGACATAGGCATTCGTGATTTTCCTGGATCAACGTAGCGCTGTTTATAGACACTCACGCTTACATTGCTGTCTTCAACGTCCGTCACAAAAGCATCGGATGCCGCTTCGATAATAGCTGGGGTCTGACTTACAACTTTATCGGGTTTATCGAGTAGAGACATAAAGCCTAAGGCGTCTGAGATGCCTCCGGTTACCATGTCGGTCAGTCCCATAATGGTCCCGCTGGCCACGGAGGTTAATGCATTAGCCACTTCATCTACGCCTGATTCCACTGAGTCTAACGGGTGATTGGACAATGACTTCTTAGGTCTCTTCACTGTCAACTTCCCACTCGAAGACTGAGCTAAATAATCTCTTCTCTGCACCACATCGGTATCTACCATCGCCGGTGGCACGGCGCTCAACAATCTCGGATAAGACAACTTAATGTTCTTAAACCTTCCCCAAATCTGTACACTTACTGCATCATTTGAAGTCGGGCTTGCTTGTCCTAAGCGGGTCAAATTACGGATTGACAAATACACTGGTTTCGTGTTGTCCGTAGTTGACTTCCATGCAAAAGGAAAAGGATATTCCAACGACGCGACGACGGAGTCGGCACAGCTCGCTGATATAATTGTAGGTTGTAACACCGCCAATTCATCAGTGAACTGACCGACCACGTCGCCCGGGAATATATTAACCATTAAGGCTCCGAAGTAAAACTGAGTCGTATTTAGACGCACTGTTATCTCATAATCAGCGCGATACAACTGAAATTGGCGTAAAGTCGCCCAATTCCTAGCATACTGTCGGAGAATCTTATCAATATCTCCTAAATACAGAGTACCTGGTGTAGCTGCTACATCCCAGGCCACATTAGCGATCAAGATCGATCGTTCTAATAACTCTGTCCTCTCCATCTGACCGACTCCATGAGCGACCGCGGCTTCATAGCCCGGCGCAACATGCTCGGCTGTTGTACCCACCTCTCCAAAAGTCAGAGTAGGTGTGGTAAACGTGGAGGTGACCGTCGGTGAAGTTAGTTGTTGTTCTGCTTCTCCCGAGATCCCTGTCTTTGATTCTGTCATTGTTGTGTTCATGATTTCGATAAACAACTTGAGGTTGAAATCTAGTCCCCCAAGCTTGCAGGTTAACGTCCCTGGCAGCGACGGAGTTTTCTGTTTACAGGAGCTCCCCCCCAGTTGTCTTACAACTTGCGTCCTGTCTCGTAGGAGTGTACGGGAATGTTTAACGTCGTTCCACGACGGAAAGCGTTCAATAGCCATAATCATCATTTCGCATATGACTCATGTCTCCAAACTTAGGTAATCCAAAGGTCATGGATAACCTCCGGGACTCCTTCACAGCCCACTCGCGACACTCGGTATAAAAATCCTCACCATAGTGCCACGCTTCTTGCAACAAAGAGTTGATTACTGAATCCATCACGTCAGGTGTCTGATCGACATCCGTCCATTTGATCATATTCATCAAAGATCTCTTCGCCAAGGGTGCCATTATTCCAAAATGTCCTGGAACAAAGGTCCTCTTCAAATACTGTAGTGACTCCCAGGTCACTTCCATCTCTTTGGTCTTCGTGGGAGAAGTATATTCCATTCCATAATTCTTTTTAAAAAATACTGACAAATATGTCATATTATAAGCCGAATACTCCTCCGGTGTAGTGAACACCGAATCATCTCCCGTAAAGGTCGTCCTTATCACTTTCCATTCTTCTTCGCTAAACAAAGAAATGAAAGCTTCCTTGTGCATACACCAGTTCATAAAGCTGTTAAACATAGATGTAATAAAACTGCCACTGCAAGTTCCCCATGGTCGGAGAAACAGAACAGTTCCGCACACGTGATAACCAACAAAGTTTGCTCTAATCAAGCACTCTGCGGCTTTCCTATCTCCTGGCGAATAATAGGTAGTCACAAAATCAATGAAACGTTCTAAAAATATGTTCTTGCCACTGATATCGTAATACCTAAAATCACCTGCTCCAACTCTTCTTCTCTCACTCGCTTGTCCCTTTAAGTATGAATAGAGTTCCCCCCATTGTCCACTATGCGGATTAATAGCGAGCCCAAAAGGGCATCCAGAAGGGTCCTTCGTCATCTCAACGAAGAACGTTCCCAAATACATCCTTTGAGCAATAAAAGAAGCCAAATCTCCAGCTGAAAACAATCTCGTCTGTCCAGCTTTAATCTTCTCCTCTGATCTAATCTCATCTTTCAGTGTTTCCTCAAAAACCACTGGAGTAATAATTCCATTCTTAGCTTTCTCAATAATCTGCTCCACTGCTCTTCTCAACACAGGATGGATAAAAGGCTGTCCATCTTTGTAACACAAATCTCGACGCGATTTAAATCCCATCTTCTTAAAATAATATCCCACAGAAGTCGTCATATCAATCGACTTCAAATATCCAGGGATCCCATAAATCGCATCCTCAATAGATATCGGTCCTACCTTCTTAGGATCAAAACTCCTAGGCAAACAATCTGTCAACGTAAATCTCAAATCCACCGGTCCTGGTGGTCGTTCTTGCTTAGCAAAGTTCTGAAACGCCAGACTTAGCGGCTTATACTCTTTTCCATCATCTCCGGTAAAAGGCATCAAAGCCGCTGGTCCATCTCCATTATCTTCCAAAGGTAATCCCTTAATCTCAAATTTCGATCTTCTCATCGAACTCTTTCTCGGCAC